CAGAATTGACTTTAATTCCTTTTTCTGAAGAATGTCTGAGATACATCCCTTATAGCACTTACGTGATGATGATACCAGAACTTATTTTTGGTGGTCTTTCTCAATTACCAAAGTGCTTTATGCATTTATTTAACGAATTTTATATTAAGCAATCTAATTTAGCTTTACACAGAAAGCTTAGTATTGCAACATCTATCAATTCAACTTTAAATGCTTTATTTCATTGTACGCAATATAATCCAGTATCAACGGTATCAGTGTGTTTAAATTCATTATGCTATTTACTTAGATTATTTAGAATTAATTTGAGCTACCTATTACCGCTTTTGATTAGTTCAATTATTATTTTTCCTTCTATATTGTTCTACAAATCCTATCAATTGTGGAAACAATCTTTAGTTATTACTGATACATTAACCAATCAGGGAATTATCACTAATAACCTTAAAAATAAAATTCAGGATGGACTTAATAATTCCACTACCTCGCATAATTTGATTGTATCTAGATTCGATGATGTTGAGATTGATGACAAGGGTCAACAACATCAATTGATGAAGACAAATAAATTATCATTTGATATCAGAGTACTTGATTTTTCTTACTTAATTAAAGATTGGTTTAAAACACCTGTTGATCCTATGCTTGCTGTTAATCAATCTATACTTTCTCGTAACTTAGTTAATGTGCATTTTTTTAGCTTTTTAAAGAAGATGTACTGGGATGAGAAACCTTATTATAGAGAAATCACCTATCAATTATCTTACACTCAAGATTCCGCATCAGACGTGCGTCCTGAAATATCCTCTGTTGGTGAGATAAAAATTATAATGAATGATATTGACCGTTACAGAGTAAGGACCTATTATATGGGCTTACGATTTAATGGATGGTCAATTGAACCTTACACTTATCATAGAGATAATTTCTTAGATTCCGTCTCGGAATTATTAATGAACCATTCAAGTGTGAAAACTATTAATGCTAGACTAGACGAAGGTACTGCATATGTTGCTATTAAAACAGCAATTCAGAATTCGTCTTGCATTAATTTGAGGCGTTCAGCTATAGCACAATTGCAACATTTACATGAGGACACCATAACTCTCATGATGCACTTGTACTATCATAAACTGTCAAACGACCGGTTTGACAGTTTACATTTTCAATAGTCGGCACTTTTGTACTGTATGGCTATCGGACTGATGACTTAGTATTGGACTTTGCATCTTTGCCTGACACCACATACAGATTAAAACGTTTCCGTGTTATTGAACGTGGACGTTTCCCAATGAGAGTATCCTTGGGTTGTCATTACCAAGGTGCCGCTTGCCCTGTACCTGATACAAATTATTCTCCTTCACAAATTGAAGGATCTATTAAACGTGTAGCCTCGTCTATGCCTCCTATTAATAAAGTACGTCGAAGACGATTAAAACGCTTTGTTATAAAATTCCTTGAAAAAGAATTTAGTGGAAAACAATTTCCTGCTGATGAAACATTCGATCTTGACGAATGGCTTTCAAATGCCAATTACCCTGCGTACCGTAAAGTGGAATTGAAAGAGATATCAGAGCAAACTTTTTCTAATAGGAAAATTAAAAGAGTCACAGGATTCACTAAAGATGAGTCTTATCCGGAATACAAAGCCTATCGTGGTATACATTCTCGTAGTGATAAGTTTAAAACTTTAGTTGGACCTTTCTTTGCAAAATTTGCTAAAATAATTTTCAGCTCCAGATTTTTCATAAAGAAAATACCAGTGAACCAAAGACCAAAATTCTTCATCGAGCGACTAGGATGCTATACCAAGATTTTCATGACTGATTATTCTAAATTCGAAGCCACATTTGTCAGACAACTTATGATGGTAGAATTTATGGTGTACAATTGGTTTCTTAAGTTTCAC